AGTTGTGTCTATAACGATTATAGACCAAACCGAACGCATTTGCTATACGTTCAACAACTTGATGCCTGTGCTCTGCCTCAGCTTCGTCTATCGTTATCTGCCCGGATGTGATCTTCGCCATATTTTGAGCGTAAACGACCTGTTCTGCTTGTTGGTACTCGTACCTCATCAACAACGGATTGGGCCAGCCGTTTGGACCCGGCTTCATCGTGTGTACATAAGCAGGGGAGACTGCCCGGATTTCCGCCAGGTTGTAGGAGGATGCAAACTCTAGATCAGGCAGCGACAACGACGAACCCGCCCGCTGAGGAAGAGAAGCGGGGAACGTCCAGCCGCTGGGGTGGTTGTGCGTGAGGATGTTTCCGGTAATCAGAGCTGGATTGACACCGGTGAAATCCACGCTGTTGTTGTTGCCGCTTTTTGTCAATATGATGTTGCCGTTGGCATCAACAATTACCCCAGTTTCGTAGGTCTGCTGGAATGTCTTTTTCTCCTCGTCTTCCAGTACCTGCGCCAGCGTGCGTTTGGTTTTTGCCGGCGTCGTGGGTGATGGCTGAGGCTGAGGAGTTGCGGGCCCTGTGACAGGTTGAAGAGGTGACGACGGCGGCGGCGGCGTGGTGGTAGCGGTCTTGCGAGTATGCCGGCGTTGTCGGCTGTGGATGCTGGCATTGCCCCCACCTGCTGAGAATATCCGCTCCCGTTCCCGTTGGCGCATGAGACCGGTTTGCCTGGTGAAATCACGCATTTTGGCCTGCCACTGCAGCAGCCGCTCGCTTTCGTAGGAAGTGTCAATGCCTGCCGCTGATAACGCGCTTTGTTGCCGCCTCCAGTACCTGATTTTCCGCTCAATGGCGCGCTGGCGCTGGGTGGCATCGTAGAAGCTCATTTCCTCGCCGTCGTAGGTCACGGTTTCGTTGGCATAGTCCTGCCGGGTCTCTTCGTCGTAGGCATTTTCACTGATGCCTTCAAAGAATGGGTAGAAACTGTGCCGGCAATTCCACCCGCACAGGCCCTCACCTGTGCCATAGCCCGTGGACGGGATAAATGCCGGATATTTGGGGTGCGTCCCCGACCGGCTGAAGATCCGGCCCTGCCACTCCTGATGATTGGCGGGGCCGTCGCCGGTATTGCGTGCGCCGATGTGAGCGGATGTTTGTACCAGGTCAATTCCCATTTCATCTGCGCGTGTGATCTGCATGTTGCCCGTGGTCTGGCTCACACCAGTGAGCAGAGCCCGGCGGATGGCGACGTCGAGCTGATCACGATGGCCGGCGTAGGTGATGACACTCAGACCCTTCGCCGCAACGTCTTTCACGGCATCCCGGATGGCGCTGGTGTAATCCGCCGCGCCTGTGGATACCTGCATGTAGGCGAGGTCGGCGGCATCAAGAAACGCCTGCTGGCCGGCAGTCGGTGACGACATCGTCAGGTTTTGCACCACACCGTTGGTCTTGCGAAGTCCAGCGGCCAGCACCTGAGCCATCGCCGGCGACATGTTCAGTGGCAGCGGGTTCAGACCCGCGCGTTTGTAAATGGCGTCATCGAATTTCATTGCCTTGACGCCAGCCCGTTCAAACATCTGCCGCAGCGCCGTCTCCGACTTCCCGGTGAGCTTTGCCAGTTCTTTCACTGCATCTTCATAGACCAACCCGCTCTCAGTGAGCCTCTGCATCTGCCATGCCGCGGTTGGGCGGGCGAAATCCATGCCCGCAAGGCGGCGGGCAATATCATTCAGCACCGCCTGATGGTAGGTACGATACAGTTCGGTGAGGGGCTCAACAAGTGCGTCAAGCTGGTCTGCAGTCAGCATAATCAATCCCGGAAGAAGTCGGTGGGTTGTTCGGCGGCGGCTTCGGCCTGGGCTTCGGCAACTTTCTTTTTCGCCGTGGCCTCGTCTTCGCCGAAATTGCGCATTCTGAACTCGACCTTACTCATAACACGCTGGCCGAGCAGGCGCAGATCCTGCTGGAACTGCGCGTCCTTATCCACGATGATACTGTCATCAAACTGGTAGACGGCGCTATATGTGCCCGCCGGCGCGAGATTGTAGAGTGTGGACCAGACATCCATCGCATACAGCAACTGATTCAGTGCGGCTTGCACGGCCTTTTGGGTGTCGGTGATGGTGGCAAACGTGCGCTGCCTGCTGGTGGCGACTTCGGTCGCTGTCTTATCAACCGTCTGCGGGTCGGAGAGCGTACCATATGCCAGCCCACACGCATATTCAATGCGCTTCAAGATGGCATCCAGGCCCGCCAGGTAATTGGCTTCGCGCAGGGTCGGTGTCCACTCATGGAACATATCTTCATCGTCAGCGTTGCCGCTGCCGTTCAGGGTTCGATACAGTCGTTTGATTGGCAGAATGGGCTTGCCGTCCTTGTCCCTGTCGAAAGCCAGAGTATCAACATACAAGGCGCGTTGGCCGCTCTCAAACTCCCAGAGGAAGTCCGTCCACTGAACGTCCGCCTGCTTTATGAGGTCGGTGGCACGGGCATAACAACTTACACCCAACGGACTGGTGGGGTCGATGTTGTTTGCCAGCGGGTAGCGGAAGTAAGCAAACAGCGGGCGATCGATATTGGTGATGGTAGCCTCTGGCAGCAGATCCGCCCACTGTGGAACCACAGACAGAGCCACCTGGTTGCCGAGGTGATCCCTGGTGGTGGACTTGTAGGCGACGTTACGGATGTTGCAGCCGCCCTCGGTCATGGTGTGATGTTCGAGGCGGGTGTAGAAACTGTCCCCGATTTGCCGCTGGTCGGCAAAGACGCAGGCGGTGATGTTGCCGCTGCTATCGAAGGCGACGGGGAAGAAACAATCCGCGGGCACGGCGTCCACAGCGATGACCTTATTGGTGACAAAAGGCTTCAACATCAACCCGCCCTTTGCGCAGCCGATTTCGATCATCTGTCGCAGACGCGGAAGCAGAACATCAATCTGCGCCTGCAGGAACTCGGCGCGGGGTGAGCCCGTGACCTCAACCGACATCTCGATGGTCGCAGCTCGTGCGATTTCGCCGGCGATGGCCGAGGCCAGGTTCATGGATTTGTATTCCCTTGCCCACGGCGCACTGTTCTCATACAACGCCGCCCACAGTTGCAGGGCGTCGGCCATCGGCGCTGATATGGCAACATCCAGATTAAGCGCCTGTTTGACTGAGGAAGTTCCTATCATTTTGGCAATCACCTCTCTGATCCATTGCAGGAATCGTTGAAACATTACTGACCTCGCCTTCTCCAAATGAGGTTTGTTGCATATCGAACCCGGTCAATGGCATGATTGTTTTTGTCCGGGTATTCACTGATTACATTGTCGTCGGCATCCCGCTCATACTCATAATTGAGGAACTCTTCGGCGGCATATGGAGCACGTTCAGGATCTATGACAATGGCAGTCAGACCCTGAAGCCACTTGATGGAGTACGCCACGCTGTCGGGGCCTTTCTCGGCGCCACGACATGAGGGACCATATATCAAGACTGGTTTTCCCTTACTATCGAGCACGGGATTACCGTTCTCGTCAAGCATCTCCACCCCATCTGCAGCGTACTTTCTCAGGTCGGCGACGCTTTTTGGCTCTGCGCTGTCGGCAATGATGACGGCATCTGCCCCGGGATTGAATTTGCGCACAAAGCCCCGGTACAAGTCGAGATTGCTCTGCTTCCAAACCCGGTATTCTCCGAAAACATAGAGTATGCGACGGGCGGCATCGTAATGGACAGGGCCAAAGTCGGCGGGGTCAGGATAAAAGCCCCAGTCACCGCCCCATAATATCCTGTCAAATTGCGCAATTTCTTCGTCATCGATTTTCCGTAACTGTACATTTTCAAAGACAAGGCTGCCAACGCCATTGGCAACGCCCAGGTATTCATGTTCGTAGGCAGCGGGGTTGACACGCTTGAGATGTTCGGCTTCATCAACAAATGCCTTTCCCAGCCACCGAACTCGGCCACCGAGTTCAAGGTAGGTGCTGCGATGCTGGAACTGATTCTCCTTCGGAATGCGAACGTACTGGTTGGCCCAGTTGTTTGCTGTGCGCGGCGGATTGAAGGTTTTGAATATAAAAGCGATGTCGCCGCCGCGGATGGCAGACTGTTCGATTTTGCGTACTGCTTCCGGACCTTTGAACTGGTCAAGTTCTTCAAACCATACACCGCCAATATACCCAAACGGCGGCTTGATGGACTTTATTTTTCCAGGTTCATCTGCTCCACGGAAATATATCTTTTGCCCGGTGGGGATGTAAGTGATCTCAAGCGGCGATACCGTGCATTTGAATTGGTCTTCAAGCCCGAGCTCAGAAATGGCCCACTGCAGTTGCGAGTAGACACTATCACGCAGAGTATCTTTTACCTGACGCAAACAGAGAAGATGAAACGAAGAATAATTTTTTATCATCCAGATCATGATCAAGCTCACGAAGCTGGATTTTGTGGAACCGCGCCCGCCATAGAAGACGTACTCGGTATGGGCGTGATCTTTGATGTCGTCGTAGGCATCAATAAAGGATGGGGCTATTACACCAATGGGCAAATCGAAGCCAACGGCTTCCGCGTCGCCGGCGGCTTCATTCTGTGCCTGCTGTAACATCTGCTCTGCTGGCGACAAATACTCTTGCGGGTTGAACCATCGCAGCCCGCGCAGCGCCCAGGCGGGATCTGCCTTTGTCGCCATGTCAATCGTCTGCTGGCACTGCTGAACAAATACATCCGTGTTCTCAACCATTCCATCCCAAAGTTTCAGGTAGGCGCGGTGCTCTTTGGAGAGCGCCCCGCCCGTCTGCTCAAGCTCGCGCTTCAACTTTTCCTGAACCACAACCGCTTCCTTGCGCCAGGTACGGTAGGTTTCCGGCGGGTCAAAGGTTTGGTTGTTGTCCAGATAATCACGCAGCATCTGGCCGAAGTGAAGCCAGCGGCAGAATGTTTGAATACTCACCCCCGCGTGTCTGGCGCAGGCGCCATCGGAGCCGCCATAAGCCCGCAATTCGCAGGCCCGTTCAATGATTCCTTTTGTCAGTCGCAGGGGTGGCATGGCTTTTCCCTTTCTGTCACGGCTAGCCGCCGCGACCAGCATTGCGGCGAGCCTGAGGGCTGCGTTGCGCAAAACCGCGCGCAATGGCCCCGGCAGTAACACCAGTGCGATTAATCCGGTTCATTAGCTAATCACCTCCCTTCCGCGTAAACCTTTGGGGGCAAGGCGGCTCTTCTTGACCTCCAGAACTATCGGTTCAATGCCGACGCCCAGCATCTCCGCTAATTCCAATCCGGATATGTACTTGTCGCCGAAACGCTCATAAGGCACGTTTGGCGCATATTGCTCCAGCAACTTGTGCAGGAAATCTTCTTTCTGATTGCGGCTCTGGAAACACACGCAGAACCAGAACTCCCCGGCCTCAATATCCCGAAACCGCTCAACCTGGTTCTTCCGGTTCTCGCGGATCATCTGCATGATGTCATCAGTCTCCTGATTGACAATCGTCTCAGCGTCCATCGTCTCCAGTCCCGGAACATCAGGTAAACCCTGGAGCCCGCGCGGGTCCAACATGGTGTCAAAATCAGGTGAGACCTTGCCCGCCTTGCCAGGCAATGCCCCTGCTTTCTTGCTCAGCCCGCCCGCCTTCGGCGGTAACGTCGTCGTCTTTTTACTCATGGGCCAACCTCTCATATCGGAAGAACTCTGCTTCCAAAAGCGGGAACCATTCCAGAATTCTTTCAAAGTCATCCGGGTAAGCCTCCCGGAATGGCTTCATGTAGAAATAATCAATCGCGGCAATGGTTCTGCCACTGAACTCATACGCCCGCGGCAGCTTCACCTGGCTCCGAACAATCGCGTCCGTCACCTGCTGCATGTTCCAATCCCAGATGGCGTAGTAGAAGCGCCTCGTCTTTCTCCCCAGTACACCGTTCTGGTACATCATCATCCGCCGATCGAGATTGTCTGCCATGCGCATGCCCATCGCCGCGTAGTAGGGCCGCCCGCTCAGATAGCTGGATGCTATCGCACGGTCAACGTCGGCAAACCCGAAGCGAATCAGGTCGAGTGCCAGAATTTGCGCCACTCGCTCTGGTGGTTGGTAGACCAGGTCGGCCAGCATCGTATACAGCAGTGGGTGGGGAAAGCGCAGGATGTGCTGCCCGAAAAATTCTTCATAGTACGACAGGTTTTCGGCGTCACTGCGCAAGCCCGGAACCAGATGCAGGTACACCGGCCATATGTGGATGTCGGGCGCGGCCTCGCGCAGCCACAGCCACATGGCAATTGAGTCTTTGCCCGTCGAAAAATAGAGGATGAGGTCGCGCACGCCCTCATCGAGTACCTGCCGGAGCAGGTCTGGGGATGGCGGCAGCACCAGGTGGCCGTCGGCATCGCGCACTGGCGGTGTGGGTGCGGCCCCGTGCGCCGTCATGGATGTGGGTCGCGGTCTCTGTCGGCTCATGCACACCTCAGATAATCTGTGGATCTGCCCCAACTTGATATTTGGGGCTTGACATTTGTTGCCACATGTGGCATACTATATGTGTAGTCACACGCAGACAGCGGCGCACCCCGGCAGGCCGCGGCAGGGGGAGAGGAGGGCACATGGCTAAGATCGAGATTGAGACCCCAGCATACAACCGCAAACGCTACGGGCAGCCGTGGTGTGCGCTGGTCAGCTTTGCCCGCTCTGCCCAGGGCGAGTACACCTGGGGAACATGGGTGGGTGAGCCTGGACAGGAAGGTCTGCTGGTCATCGAAGCCCCTGAGGGTGCTATCGTCGCCCACGGGCAGAAGGATCACCGCGGCAGCAACAGCACCTGCATCTACGCCCAGGTGCGAGAGGGCAGGCTCGTGGATCTGCCCGGCAAACTGGCGGCCTATCGCGCCGCCACCGGCAGCAACTGACACCCCAGCCGGGGTCACCCCCCGGCGTGGTCGCGGGCTGATGCGCCCGCCTGATGAGGCCCAGCAGGCCGAAACCACACACAGGAGAGTATGGACATGGCTACTGCCACCACCCCGATTTTTGTATCCGTCGATGCCACACCCGAGGTTGACCCCTACCACCGCGATACAGGCACGCACACCTGGAGCAAGATCTGGATCGACCTGGAGACTGGTCGGTACGGGATCAGCCAGGAGTACGATGACCACGCCACCCCGGTGGACGAGTACACCGGGCGCACACAGGCGACACGCCTGGAGACCCGCCCCGCTGCCGACCGCGCCACCGCCTATCTCACCGGTGAGGGCGCGGCCCTGGTGCAGCGCGTGCTCGATGGCGCTGATATCGACTGGGACGGCCACAACCGCGTCGGGCGCCTGGATGACGACGCCCAGGCCGCCTGGGACGAGATCGTAGCCGCCCTGGGCGACATGGAGGACGATACCGTCTACTGGACGGCTGAGGAGGCCTATGGCAACCTCGACCCCGGCGAGATCGGCATCACCGCCGACACCACCGACGACGAGATCGCCGTGCTCGCAGCCAATTCCGACTGGGACAATAACGTCATCATAGATGACGTGGCAGACTACCTGCGCAAGCGGCGTGACGCCCTGCGCGACTGAGCCACCCCACCACTCACAGCCCTCGCCGGGTAGGTGGTCAGACCCGGTACATGGAGACCACATGGAAACCGCTCTCATAGATGCACTCAAAATCATCATCGCCCGCTCACCAGATGCGGGCGCTGACGCTGTTCGCGCCCTGGCTGCGGCCCGGGCTGGATCGCCCACTGCCCAGACCCGATACCAGCACGTGCTGACACGGGCGCTGGCAGACCCTGAGGCTGGCTGGACACCTGACGAGAGAGCCGCTCTTGCCGCCGGCATTGACAGCGACACCGGCGACGAGATGCGCACGGTCACCCTGCGTGTACGGCTCACCGAGAGCGAACGCGCACACCTGGAGCGTCTGGCCGCGGATGCGGGTACGACTATGAGCGAGTATGTGCGCGATGTCATTTTCGGCGGTGGGCGGTGAAGGCCCTCAGTATAAGGCAGCCCTGGGCGTGGTTGATCGTCGCCGGGTACAAAACCGTAGAAAATCGCACCTGGGCAACCAGCCACCGCGGGCCACTGCTCATACACGCCAGTCGGAATCTGGCTTTTGACCCAGCTACCATGACTCGGTTTCGCCAGACGATGGCGAAAGCCGATATCGTCATACCCGACGACCTCGTGATGGGAGGAGTCATCGGCATCGTGGACGTGATCGACTGCACCCTCACACCCACAGACCCCACAGACGCAGACTGGCACGAGCCGGAGATGTGGGCGTGGGTGCTGCGCAACCCCCGGCCTCTCACATACCTGCCCGTACCTGGTCGTCTGCAAATATTCGATGTCCAATACCCCGCCTATCCCTGATGCAGCTCAGGGTGAGCAGCCCACAGCCGTTTCAACTTTTCGGCATCGCTCAATGCAGCCGGGGTCTCTGGTTCGCCGGAGGCCCCGGTTAGCCGTACAAACTCGACCCCGTTCAGCCTCAGGCACACCCACCGCTCACCCGCGTCAAGCAGCCGCCCCCAGTCGCCCCGGATTTCAACCAGGTCAACCGGCGTACCCGCAGGCAGGTATCTTTTCACCTCTGCGGTCAGGGTCGGTGCAGATCTCACCCGCAATTTATCGCCGTCATCGGTCACGACGCCGTGGTATTTCACGTCCTCCGACATGATGAGATACACCAGCGGGTCAACGCATGTGAGAAAGTTCGTTGCCACCTTGCGAATTTCAAAATGCAGGTGGGGGCCGGTGGAGTTGCCGGTGTTGCCACTCTCGCCGATCACCTGCCCCGCTTTCACGCTTTGACCAGCTTTAACGGCCAGAGACTGGAGATGGCCGTACAGCGTCAGGCAGTCGTCAACCTCCGAGTCGGGGTGCTTGTGCTGGATACGCACGTGGAGGCCGTACCCGGTTGAGTCCATGTCGGCCCGGGTCACAGTGCCCGCGGCGGCAGCGTAGACCGGGGTTCCCAGCGGAATGCCAAAATCCAGCCCGTTATGCCCTTTGGTCTTCGGGTAATCGGCTGGGTTCTCCCCGAACCTCTGGGTGATGACTGCCGTTCGATATACAGGCCATTCAAGTTTCATGATCACGCCTTCCTGGGCGGTTGTAACTTCTTGCCCGTTTTTAGTTCCTGCAGTACCTCGGAGATGTTTCTCAGCACTTCCATCTCGGTGGCATCGTGCTTGTCAAACTTGGTGTCCAGGCACTCAACCTTCTCAACCAACCGGTCAATCACTCCGGCGAGGCGGGTTAGCGCCTCGCCGTCTGATTTCCGGATCTCCGAGAAAAAATCGCGCCAGTCCTTGTCCCGCTTTTCGATAAAGCGCAGGAACAGGATCACCACCGCAATGACCGCACCTGCCGCCCCGACGTTTACGAGGGTAGCCAGGTTCGATGGTTCCATGACTTACTCCATCTCATCAATGCCAGGCTCAGGCAGAGGCGCAGGCGGACCTTCAAGACCAACGCCGGCAACATAACTGCCGACCAATACCACCACACCCACAATCTGTTCCGGGCTCAACCCGGCTGGTAGGGACAGGTTGAAAGCATTCATAAAGATTACGACAACACCGACAACGGTGGCCCAAAATTTTCGGGATACCAGCAGGCCGCGCCAGCCCTTACCGGGGTCAACCGCCAGCGCCAACATATATGCAAAAATCAGGGCGATCAGTCCTGCCAGGCTCACGACATCCAGGGGGTTGGGGAAGACGTGAAAGGCATCGAGGATTACCACGACGAAGCCAAAGATTGCCGCCCAAAATTTGCGACTGGTCAACATGCCCGCCAATGCGTCGCCGGCTGGGTTCAGTGCGAAGGCGATGATGTAGCTGGCAACGATCGCGGCAAGGCCGGCGATGTGCTCCACGTCCACGTTGAAACCAGGCAGAGCCGCGGCAAGGACGATCACGATAAGCCCAAACAGGGCCACCCAGAAACTGCGCTGAGTAAACAAAGACTTCATGGGAACCTTTCCTTTCATGGTGGAAACAAAAAAGCCCGGCCAGCCTCCATGTAGAAGGCCAGCCGGGCTCTGTTTCCGGTGGGTGCGCCAACAGGCGCGAGCTATTCAGTTACTCTTATTATAAACAAAATGGGTTGCTTTTCAATTGTGTTGTAAAATTATTGTGGAACTCAGGCTTTTTGGAGGATAAAAATGGACAATGATTTCCTTCAGGCTCAGATGAATATTGTGAATGCCGTGGGAACGATGGTTGATGAGTACCTGGCTTTAACCCGCAGGTTGCTGCCCATTCTGGAGAAGGGCATGACGGAGATGATGGCAGCCTGGCAAAATAAGGTCGCGCCGGCGGTAGAAGAGGTCTGGTTCGATATGTACCAAAAAGCTGGGATGCCGCACGGTCGGTCAAAGTTTGGGCTCCGGCGATGGATCAAGCGGGGCGGACTGCAGCGGTATCTCGAAAAAGCGGCTCGGAGTGTGGAGGGGATGAGCGAATGATTAGTAGAAGGTGTCACCTTGAAAACGATTTATGAAATGGTGATGAAGTCCTCCATTGAGGACGAATACAAACGGGGAATGGCAGACGCAGTCATTGTTCGCGCAGACAATGTCGCCCGGTATGTGGAAGAGCATGGGGACACTTTTCAGAGCCTCACGGAATCATTTCCTGTTGTAACGCCTCCCTTTGAACTCATGTGGATCGAATACTTCCACAAGCACACGATTGTAACCATCCCGGCGGAGATGGTTTCGGGCACTGTGCCAGCCACCCTTGATCTGGGTAAAGGGGGGATTGGATATTTTGTCGAGCGGAACGATTATCGAAAGGGGGATATACCAGCCCATGTCCGCAAGAAAGTTCAGGCGACGATGGGCGATGATTCTGAGGTGAGGTGGCTGGTGCTGATTTCGCAGAGCGCGGTGTACGCGGGGAAGCTGAGCAACCCCCACCCCAGACCTGAGGCTCTTTACGTGCTGATGCTGGACGAACACGGTGCGGTACTGGACGTTTATCAGGCGCATTCCGACCTGCCGGACGGTGTCAGTCTCATCAATCTCATGTCACCGGTGATGATGACCCTGGCGCTGATGCACTGCAAGAACGTCGTCATCGAAGAGGTTGATCCGAACCTTGACCCCAACGGGCAGAGGAAGAAGCGGAATCGTCACGCCCGGCCATCGGTGCGATACCGGATCATAAAAATTCGTTCGATGACCAGGCGCTCTGGTACAGGCACGCACGAGGGCGATACCGGACCGGTATCTTTCCACATCCGGCGCGGGCATTTCAAAGACTATACCCAGACCGGTCTTTTTGGCAGGCATTTTGGGATTTACTGGTGGGACGCTGCCGCAGTGGGTTCGACTGCTGCTGGCAGGGTCGAAGGCGCCCCATCTGGAAGTTATGATGTTCAACCACCAGGTGAAAGTGATATAATGGATGCATCTTCCTGACGTCACCACGAACGGAAGGCAAACCCCCGACCTCCCCCTGTCGGGGGTTTTGATTTCTACAATCTCCATCTATCCACAGGCGAGGCCCGCCGGTGCGCGTCCTTGATGTCGCTCATGGCAATCGCCAGGTAACGCCGACACATTTCCAGGGTGGCATGACCGAGGATGCGTTGCAGCGTGAAGATGTTACCGCCATTGCGAAGATATTGAATGGCGAAAGTGTGGCGGAAACGGTGGGCATGCACATCTGGGATGCCGGTACGCTCCTCAATCCGCATAAAGAGGGATTGCACGGTGTGATATGCAATGGGAAAGAATGGCTCGCAATATAGTGCATCCTGCCGTTGCTGTGTCTGGTACAACCACAATACGCGTTTGCAGCCCTTTTCAATGGGGATGGTTCGCGGCTTTGACTTTTTTCCTGTACGGAAAGGGCGGACATGGATCTCTCCTGCCGTTAGGTTCACGTCCTCAATTTTTAGCCGGGAGAGTTCTCCGAGACGTATGCCGGTTTCCAGAAGTAGCAAAATAATAGCCCGGTCACGGGTTGCGGTCGGCCTGCGCATTTTGAAAGATTTGCGCCCGTCGGTTGCCGCCATCTTTGTATACAGACAGGCGGCCAGTATCTGCCTTACCTCATCTTCACAGTAGGGAATAATCTCCTCTTCAGCAAAAGCTGGCCGCGGAAGGTCAAGGTCAATTCGGGAAATTCCGAGCCGCTTTTGACACCAGCCCATGAAAGACCGGATGGCCTTCCAGTGGTTGTCCCTGGCATATCCAGAAAGCCGGTCGGTTTTTGCATTGGTTGGCCTGTATTCTTTTTCAAGGTAGGTCATGTAGGCTATCAAATGCTCCGGCTTCATCTGTTCAAGGGCAGGATCTTTCAGGTAGCGCACGAGGTGCGCCAAACATTTTTTATACAGCGTCAGGGTGTGGGGTGAGAGATCGTCGTCGGCTTCGCCGTCACGGTCCAAAAGAAAGCCTTCTATTGCTTGAGAAAGTAACAAGGTTCATGCCCTCCAGTTGGCTGAGATTTTGCGCCGGAGAGTATGAACCCTGTAAGTTTGGAAGGTATTATGCTCTTGAGAGCGGGAGACGGGATTCGAACCCGCGAATGGTAGCTTGGAAGGCTACTGCCTTACCGCTTGGCGACTCCGAGCATAAACCTGCGTTCCTGTTAGGGTTATATACTCTCTGGTTGTTGGTTTT